ATATGGATAGCACGCTGATCGCAGCAGCTACGGATTGCAGCCTTTCACTTAACGTCGAAACTATCGACATCACAACAAAAGACAGCGCGGGATTTCGTGAGCTGCTCGGTGGAGTGCGCAGCGGATCAATCAGCGTGAGCGGTTTGGTTGACTATCTTGACGCGTCAAACAAAGACGTGACAGATTTGTGGACTGCATGGGAGGCACGCACAGCGGTCACGGTTAAGTTTGCAAAGGCTAACGAAGTGGCAGGTGAACTTTCATTCAGCGCGTCGGCTATCATTACCAGCCTTGAGCAGTCAGGTGGCACAGAAGACACAGCAACGTATTCGGCTACGTTTGAATTGACCGGTGCAATTACTGACACGGTTGCTTAATGATTGAAATAAACGGCACAGAGTACCCAGTGCGGTACAGCATGAAGGCGCTGAAGAAGTTCGAGCGTAAAACAAAAGTGAACGTGTTCAGCCTTTCCGATCCGTCAAAGCTGAGCGCAGACGCTTGCGCTTTCCTTTGCTTTGTCGGTGTTGAATGTGGATGCAGCTTTGAAGGCCAGGATTTCGATATGGATTTAATGACCTTCGAGGATCACATAACGCTGGAACACGTCACGCAATGCTTTGACGCACTCGGCGAATATAGCAGCGAAAAAAAAGCATAGACGGCACAGACAAGCCGATAGGCTGGCCGGATATAATACGGATGGGGATGGGCATACTGCGCCTGTCCCCTTCTGCGTTTTGGTCAATGACATTCGGCGAGGTAAGCCTGGCACTTGACGCCAACCGAGAGAGCGAAGAGATACGTGAGCGGATGGAGTGGGAGCGCACGCGGTGGCTTGGTTCTATGATCATGCAGCCCCACCTAAAAAAAGGGCGTAAATTGCAGCCAAAGGACCTAATGCAATTTCCATGGGAGAAACCAAAGGCCAAGGCCGGTAAGCTTAACAAGGAAGAACTAAGGCAGCGAATATTAGATAGAGATCAATGGCAAAGCTGAACGATTTAATTGTAACCATCGGAGCGCAAACGCGGCAGTTTGATAGGGCGCTTGGCTCATCTATGAACAAGATGAAGCGCTTTGGTAAGAACACCAAGAAGCTCGGCAAATCCATGACCATGGGGCTAACCGCACCGATCGCGGCGCTAGGCTTTACAGCGGTAAAAGCATTTGATCAGCAGGCCAAAGCGATTGCCCAGGTCGAGGCGGGTTTAAAGTCTACCGGTGCAACCGTTGGATTTACTTCCAAGCAGTTGCAGCAGATGGCCAGCGACCTGCAAACGAAAACCATATTCGGGGATGAGGAAATACTAAAGGATGCAACCTCACAGCTACTGACGTTTACCAACATCGCCGGCGATCAGTTTGCCCGCACGCAGTCGGTTGCTTTGGATCTTGCCACGCGATTAGATGGCGACTTAAAAAGCGCATCCATTCAATTGGGTAAAGCGCTCAACGATCCGATTGCAAACCTGAGCGCGTTGAGTCGTTCAGGCATCCAGTTCAGCGAAGATCAAAAGCAGGTCATTAAAAGCCTAACCGAAAGCGGGCGACTAGCCGAGGCGCAAACGGTGATACTTGACGAGCTGGAGAAGCAGTACGGCGGATCAGCCGAGGCAGCAGCAAAGGCGGGTACGGGTGGACTGAAGCAACTGGCAAATTCATTTGGTGATTTGCAAGAGGAATTCGGTAAGATTATAATGGAGTTTCTGCCGCCGGTCATTGACGGCCTGAAGAATATGCTCGCCGCATTTCAAAACCTCAGCCCACAGGTAAAGAAATTCCTAGTAATTGGTGGCGGTATTGCGGCGGCACTTGGCCCGCTGCTTATTATACTTCCTAGCATTATACAGGGTTTCATGATGCTGCTTTCTCCAGTTGGTTTAGTCATTGCTGCCGTGGTGGGTTTGGGCATTGCGATTGTAACCTTTGCCGATGAGATAGCGCCATACATTACCGACGTAATCAATTACTTCATCACCCTTTACAATGAGAGCGACGCGGTGCGGATGTTGGTGGGTTACGTCAAAACCGCGTTCGTGCAGTCCTTCAAAAATATTTGGACGGTCGTTGGTTCTGTGATTGATAGGGTGAAGGACTTGGGTAAGGCCTTCATGCAGGTGCTTTCAGGTGACTTTGAAGGGGCATTTGAAACGATGAGAAATGGATTGTCAAAAACCTTCGACGATTTAGGCGGCATCGTTGTGGACACAGCCGCAGCCATTCGCGATGGAATTAATGCCGAGTTAGCAAAGGATCCAATCGAATTAGTTAATGATGAAACGGTGGCCAATGCTATTAAGAACCTCGGCGGCTTTCGTCCGCTTATCAATGACTTATTAAGCGGCGGCGGCGGAGGTGGTGCAGGTGCAACGGTAACACCAACACCAACCGAAACCGTAACCGTTCAGGCTGACCTAGAATTTCAAGAAATTGAATTCATAGACGATGCAGATCTTGACGAAGAAGACATTGATAAGGTCATTGAACGGACGAACCTGGTAAAGAACCAAATCAACAGCATCGCCCAAAGCATGGCGAACTTTATCGATAGCACATTCAGAAGCATTATCGACGGCACAGCAACCTTCGAGGAAGTCATGCGAAATATGATCAAGCAAATGTTGATCCAACTGGCTTCGCTCATTGCTCAATTCGCCATTCTATCCGTGCTCATGCCTGGCAGTAGTTTAGTAAAGGGCGGACTCGGTAAGTTTATAGGCGGCGGCTTTGGCATTCCACAGATGGCCAGCGGTGGCATTGTCAGCGGGCCGGTCATTGCGCAGGTCGGTGAGTACTCAGGCGCACAGCATAACCCAGAAGTCATTGCGCCGCTGGACAAATTGCAGAGCATGATGGGCGGGCAAAGCGTACAGGTGACCGGCAAGATTTCAGGCCGTGACATACTGCTAACAAGTGAACGAAATGCAATCGACCGAAACCGAGTAAGGGGATTCTGATGGCTGATCCAATACGACTATACGCAGAATTCACCGATGACCTGGGCACGGACTACCGGGTGAATATCCACGATGCAGATTTCACCGGCACGGCGGGCACGTTTAAGCTCGGTGCCGATGGCTTTGTCTTGACATACACCGGCAACAATGAAGACCGTTTGCAGGGCGTGATTGGTAGTGAATTAACGTTCACACTTACCGAACAAACCAGCATTCACACAACGTTCATGGACCTGCTCACAACCTCAGCCGAGCAGCGATTTTCGGTGAGCGTTTACAAAGATCCGGATGGGGTAAATTCAAAGTACTGGTTCGGGGTATTGTATCCGGAGCAGGTAACACGTCCATACGATTACCAGCCGATCCAAAACACGCTAACAGCCGCCGACGACCTTGGTAATTTACAATACGTTAAGCATGATTCGACAGGCGGTGGAGATGTGCCGACGCTGCTGCTGCAATGTTTGAACCGAACACGGGCCACACACCTTTGGAGTACGGACAACTTTCTTTATTACGTCAATGACTTTAAGGCGGTAGTTTACACGGGAAGCAACCAGCTCATTGATACGGGCATTTCAAATTTATCGCTAGGCAACCCGGACAGCAACGGAGTCGATCAATACTATTCAACCTTTGAGATACTCGAAAGCCTGACGAAAGTATTTAACGCGCGATTATTTCAAAGCGATGGCGTTTGGTGGTTCTTACCATTGGGCGCTCAGAAGTTTGATCCGACAGAATTAACGGTTGAAGGCAAGCAAAAGGACGGCACGGATATAACGCAGCAGCTATTCGCGTCCGATAGGCCATTCAATGCAACACTAGAGCGATTGCGCGGCTATCAATACAGCGGCCTTGTACCATTGAAAGAGGTGCGACGCACGCGCAAATACAATGGCAACTATCCGCTGATCTATGACAACCTGTATACCGAAACGGAATTCGGCAACACGTTGGAGGATACCGATGTGGACTATTTGCAGGACACAGAATTTTTAATCACTGGCACATTCAATTATGAGTATGACGGCGACGGCGTAGCGACGGGAGATAATATTGTGGCGCGCGTCATGCTTCGCTTTCTTGTTAAGGTGGGCACGCAGTACCTGCAACGGGATGCACAGTTTACAGAAACAACGTTAGATTTTCAGCTCGGCGCGTTGGATGACGGCGTACTTGAATACACTTCGCACGTTTACAGCAATCCACAATGGACGGCGACGCCCGAATATTATGAAGTGGTAAGCTACGTATTCAACAGGAACGAAGGCGGTGAAGTTACCATGCCGATTGTGATCAATACGCCAGCGCTACCAAGTGACCAAACCGGCATGGATTTAACTGTTACCATTGTCGGCATCGATGAGGATGGCGCATTCGATAGTAACCTAGTAAGCACGTCGGCGGCAGATTTTAAAATATCGGTATTGCGTGCTGACCTCCTAGGTAATAATGCGCTAGGCGATGAGGTTGTTTTCACAGCTACTAACAGCGACACGGCACGCGGCGAGATTGACCAAGGTCTGTGCCTGTTTGGTGACGGTGAAACACAGAACGCCGATGGTGTTATTCGCGTGACCGTGGGCGTCAATGCCGTACCCGTAACCCAATGGCAAAGTTTAAACTACACGGGCACAGGCGTAGGTATTAACCGGCTAGGCGTGCAGGAGATACTAGCGGGCCAGCGGATCAGCACACCAATACAACGCGGCACGGTGTACGGTAGTGATTTAAAGATGTGGCAAACGCTGGACGACACAGCAGGCGACTTCGCATTATTTCAATTTACATTCACAGCGCGATCCGTTGAAACTGAACTGGAGGCGTTTCTAGTTGCGCGGGATGCTACGACGGTAACGACAGCGATAGGCGACGCCATCGACGTGGTAGACCCGATAACACACAATCCCGGATTAGGCGTGACAGGAGCGACGGAGGCGCTGAATAGAACGCTGCTAATCGGTGAGGATAGTTACGGATCACGCGTGCAGTATAGAACCGCCACCGTGACGAACAGAGCCGGCACAACGTACAACGTGAGGCCGATTGATTATATGATTATGAATACGTGGTCAGGCGGCAACGGTGCAAGCATTATTTACTTACCGCTGGTTGCAGATAACGAAGGGCGCAGCATTCAGTTCCATAGCGATGGCACAATTGCCGCGAATCAGTATGTAAGCCTGCGACCAAATACAGGAGATTCAGGCGTAACTATAGACGGCGCAACCAGCTACGATTTCAATCGGGCTTATGATGGCATCACTATCTTGTGCCACAATTCGAATTGGTATATCATACAGAAAAAAGAAAAGTGATGGAATGGGAATTTGTGGCAGTGGTTGCGCCGGTGGTGGCGGGTTTGGTCGGTGTATGGGTGAATCTCAACAGCACGGTGGCACGCCTTAAAAGCCGCGTAATCCAGCTCGAAATTGACAGCAACGAAATTAAAAGCGACATGAAAGAACTATTAGCCTCCGTCCACAAAATCGAGTTAATGCTTGCAAAACTCCAAAAATGATTTGGATTATATTAGCGACGGTATTGGTAAACGCAACGTATAAGGCGCGCGAGTATGGCCGTGCTGATGTTGCTGATATAATTATTTTCGTCGCAGCCTGTTCGATAATATGGAACTGAGATATTTCAGATACGAAGAATTTGATTGCAAGTGCAAGAAATGCCGCGATCATTCTGATGGCCTAGGTATTGACGTGATGGATTTGGATTTCTTGTTGATGCTGGACGATGCCCGCCACAAAGCAGGCGTGAGCTTCGTTATCACGTCGGGCGTTCGGTGCAGCTCTCATAACCGAGCTGTTGGAGGGAAAAAAAGCAGTTCACATTTAAAAGGCTTGGCGGCTGATATTAGTTGCCCAGATGAACGCACACGTGGTTATATCCTGGGCGCACTGTATGACGCAGGATTCAACCGCATCGGTATAGGCCGCACCTTTATCCATGTGGACGACGATGACGCTAAAACAGAAGACGTAGTATGGCTCTATGATTAACACGATCCGACCGCGAGTCACAGCCCAGCAAAAGAAAGCGCTGGATTTCCTACGCAACAAAGAGAGGCGTATTTTGGTTATAGGGGATTTGCATTGTCCATTTGAGAAGGAAGGATATTTTGAGTTTTGCCTTGAAACTTACGATAAGTACGCGTGCAATCAGGTAACCTTCATCGGTGACCTTATCGACTCGCATGCAACTAGTAGGCATGATACTGACCCTGATGGGGAAAGCGCAAGGACGGAGCTAGAGCGCGCAATTGAAGACCTGCAAAAATGGCGCATAGCTTTTCCGGTGGCCGATTGCATTATAGGAAACCATGACCGGGTTGTAATGCGCAGGGCATTCAGTTCATCCATTCCAAGCGTTTGGATTAAGTCATTCAACGAAGTGTTGGGTACGTCTTGGAACTGGACGGAGCGCATCGAGTACGATGGCGTGCAGTACGTCCACGGCGAAGGCGGAACCGCACGCACAAAGGCAAAGAACGACCTACAAAGCACGGTGCAGGGGCATATTCACACACAGGCTTATGTGGAATGGATGGTAGGCAATCGAACTAAGTTATTTGGTATGCAAGTGGGTTGTGGCCTTGACCGCGAAACGTACGCCGCTGCATATGCTAAGCACTACAAAAAGCAGGCGATTGGTTGCGGCGTGGTAATCGGTGGCCATACGGCAATCAATTGCCTAATGCCGCTTTGACCCTTTTGCGTACATTTGAACCATGTTAGAACTTGCAAAAATGTACTGGTCGGAGATTGCCCTAGCGATCTTGACAGCAGCGGGCACAGTTACCGCACTTACCGAAACTGAAAAGGACGACAAAATTGTGGACGTACTAAAGCGGATCATTAACGCAATCGTGTTAGGACGTACAAAGCGGCGAAATAAGTCGTAAATTTGTCACGGTTAGACTTGTGGGAAACATCCCGATTATGAAAAGTTAAGGGCTTCCAAACGTGGGGGCCTTTTTTTGTGCCCAATAAAAAAGATGCAGAAAGTTGCACAGATGCAGAAAGTTGCATATACTTGCCCCATGACAACACCTATAGAATTAATTGAGCAATTTGAAATGCAAGACATACCAACGCTTAAGCGAGTAGTTAGCGTGACGCGAAAGCATTTAGATCAAAAACACGCAAGAATATCGTTTCATTTGGCCTTAGACGTATTAAATGAGAAAATGCAGCCCGAACGATTTAAAAAATACACTGATGATTTGTAATTGCTGGCGCGAAGGATACGACTACCCAGCAGACGACGAAGACGATGGCCGCGACTACTTTGATGAGGCCGACGAACAACACGACAAACAACAAGATCAAACCCTAGACCAATGAACAAACCTATTTGCGTGCGCTCAAGCGTACAAGTAACAGCGCCACAGTCATTCAACCAGTGGCAGCAAGACCTAGCCGATGAGCGTGAGTTTCTGCGCTTGATTGACAAAATGAAAATGCACCTTAAGCAAAACCGTGAGCGATGACAAAGGAACAGGCGATAAAAGAAATATTTAAATTATTAGACGACGCGAGAGGCTCTATACAACACTGCGACAAAGCAGGAGATAAAGAATTAGGATGGCGAATTTATTTTTACGAAAATGGATTGTTAGACGCTTTAGGATTGGTACAAGAAATTGATTGTAAAACCGAGTAATATGAATATTGAAACAATACAAGTCAGTTCTTGCCGTGGGGCATTCTCTCGCGATACGCGAATGGTTTACCTCATCGAATGGTTGGAACACGTGCGCCCGGATGTGATGATTAACGACTTTAACAAGAAACAACTGCCGGCTATCATGCCGCATGGTGTATTTTACAACCGCAGGCAGGACTCGATACTAACGCACAGCGGGCTAGTACAAATCGACATAGACGGCAAGCACCAACTTCCGGGA